TTTGCAGCATATTCAAAACGTGATTAGGGATTTCTCCACTAATTGCCATTTCTGACGCTTCAATCTCACCAGCTCGAACTCTGTCTAGTTGATCATAAACATCTAGCAACTGCATAGCCCGATCCAGATCACGACCCGCATAGGCAGGCATGACATTCTTAGCAGCCTTTAACAAAACCCGCTCACTTACGTTGCCCATGATCTGTGGGTTTACGCCGCCAGTTGCGACAGCCTGATCGTGAATGCTTTGCAATCCAGCTTGCGACAGGATCAAATCATCAGATGTATAATCAAGGTACGGATCGGACAGCGTATTAACTTGCTGATCTTCTAGCGCCTTCAGTGCAGCCTGCCTGCGCTTTTCAATTTTAATGTCAACAACCTCTTTCAAGCGGAACTTGATTGGTATTTCCATTTGACGAAAGCTGTTTTCAAAGTCTTCTAGCGCGTACCTATTTTTGCCAACCTTGGCACGCATCTCATTGTAAACGCCCTTAACGCCTTCCTCATACTTCATCTCGCCATCAAAGATGTTGCCGATGTCTTCGCTCTTTTCCAACGTGCGTGACAATTCGTTCAAAGCTTCTTTGGCAGAAAAGATTGCTTCGTTCTTTTGCGTTTCAACCAACATTTTGTAACGCATGTTGCTATACTCAGCAGCCTGCTTTGCAATCTCAGTTACAACGCCGCCTTTCGCCAACGCTGCCTGAACAAATGGCGTAGCGTTCTTTCTAGCCGTAATACGCGCCCCAGGGGCTTCTGATGTTGGGCGCATCTGCGATCTGTATATTGGTATTCTCATCAGCCAAACATCCCACTAGAGTAGCCAAACCGAGCTGCCGAACCGAAGCTCTGGATCAAACTTGTTGTGCCTTGCGCCCTCAATCCAGCAGCCTGCGCACCGCCTTCCATGCGTGACAGCTCTGCGCTCAATCGCGCGTTCTCTTGCGCATCATTGATCTGCATGTTGGTGACAGCGTTATTAAAGTCAGCAATGGCTTGGTCATATTCAAACTCACGCGCATTTTGTCGCAACACGCGCATTGGCGTACCGTGCGACACATCAATGCCAGCCGCGCTGTACTGAGCAACAACAGACCCCTGACTTTCGGCAAAACGAAAACGATCAACCCGCTCTTGTAAGACGGCATTGCGGTTGATGATTTCACGCTGTTTTTCAAGCAGGTCAATGTCCCGCTCAATCAAGCCAGCATTGAACTCTCCGACTTCGCGTGCAGCTTCGGCAGCTCTGTTAGAAGCTTTTTTCTCGCTAATACCACCGAGGACTGTTGCCCCTAATGTTAAAATCTCAAACAGTGCCATCTAATCACCTCACAAATCAAACGTGTTCATGCGTGGATACAACGCTAGAACCGTCATTGGTAGTGGCTGTGATTGCCGCACATAGATGCGATCACCGTCAGTGAAACCGCCCGCAAACTCGATTTCTTTATCTCCTGTAAATAATGGCACAGCTTCGTCCATATTCATAGAGCTGTCACGGAAAAAGATGCGGTCAGCATTCGCGCTATCTGTTCCGACTTCTGCGCCAACAGTTTCATGGAAGCGCACAGTAATATCGTGAATGCGTTTTGGTTTGCCCTGAGATGTGCCGTCAGATGATCCAGATTCTAGGCGCAGCGTTTGCATTTCGCTTGTGTAGCCAAATCCCACAGCTCCGCTTGTTGCGCTAAAATCCAACCCTATGCCACCGCCAGAAACAACCTTGTCAGCATGCGTTGCACCATTCGCAAGCACCGACATTGTTTCACCTTCTAGGTGATACAAACCTGATAGCGTTGTTGTCGCTGACCCTGCGTAAACCAAACCGCTGTCAACAAAGAATGCAGCAGTCGTGTCGCCACCAAAATCAAACGTCTTCATTACTTCAACGTAGCGCTTTGTAGTACCATTAATAGTACGCTTAACAATCATATACAGCTCGTCTTCGCCACTGTCTGTTGGCAGTGTAATGATACTTTCTACAACAGCTTGCCCGCCGTTGAATGAACCACCAATCACATGCTTGTGCCATGCAACAATTTCCTCCTCCCGACGATATGTCAGGCCAAGCAGCGTGCCGTCAGTTCTACGCGCCCAGATAATACTTTCTGGCTCTTGCTGGTAGGCAAACTCCTGAATGCCGCCTTCAGTCAAATGCTCTGCAAGGATCGTGATGTCAGGTGCAGCATAGCCTGCCACATCAACCTCACCGATGTAACGAAACTCTCGCACCTTACGCGCACCGCGCTGGGCGAACAAAGTAACGTCAGCAACCTGCACAACTTCGCTGTCAATGCAGCCATAGTTGGAATACTTGCGGATCACAGTTGACGTAGGCGTGACAGGCCCACTGTTTGTGGTTGTCAACACATATTCACCGCCAGATGTGCCAATGTTCAAAATCCGCGTTGCAGACAGGTAGCGAATTGCATTCACTTTGTTTGATGCGATTGTATAGATCAACGCATTGTCATCAGCCGTGCCTGTTGTAAAGTTTAAATAGTCTGCGCTTTTAGAAAACCACAAAGTCTGGGGATTGTTGTTTGTAGCTCCAAAGACCAACCGCTGCTCAAAGAATGAAACAACAGATGGATAATTGTCGGTTCCTGTTAAAGCAGGTGTCGGAGATCCAGTAATTGTGGCAGTGGCAATTGTCCAAGCATTGTGATCCGTTCTGGACAGCGTGCGAATAGCATGGCTTGGATGCACAAGGTACATTGTGTCAGCAGATTGCGCAAAGCGTACATCATTGATCTGCGCAGATGTATATGGCGTGCTGATTTGATACAGCTTATCAACTGTAATGCCAGACCCGCCATAAGCTGTAAAACCTGTCGTATCAATGTCATTGCCGAACAAGTCTTGCAGCGTGAATGTATTTGATGTCACGTTAGCAACAAGATAATTACGCGCAGCCAGCTCTGTCATGTCGCCGCTGTCGTTGTATAAATAAACCTCATCGCCATCGCTTAGGCCGTGCGAACCGCTTGTGAAAACGCCGGGATCAGCAAGAGAAATTGCAGCGACATTTTTTTCGCTATCTTCTAAAACCTGTAAGCCATTACGAAAGACGCGCATGTATTGGTTGCCAAACTCTAGCGCATAAGTGTCTGACGTTTTGAACTCAAACGGAATAAGCCGGGTTACGCTTGAGCTGTCTTTGACTTCCCCAAGGTATTCTGTACCCGGACGGCGCGTCACGCCGCCGTGTGGCTGCACAATCATGTTTGTTAGGGTAGACAGTCCCTCGCGGTACTTTTCAATCGTCACGCGCCCTTCTAGGCGCGGTGAGATCTCCCCTGCGGTGAATGTGCTAATCGCTGGTGCAGATCGCGCCATTTAGAACCTCGCTTCAATAAACTCGCTGGCCTCTAGTCGCTGTGGCGCACCTTCGGTTCCGTCTACAAATGTTGCTTGTTTCAATTTGTCAGAATACTCAGCAGCCATCATCTGCTTAACCGTGTTTGATCCTGTAATCGCGTAGCTAACCTCAAACGCCAAAGCGGCAGCCAGAACATCAATCAAGCTGGCATCATACTCTTGCGGGTCAGTCACCCGAGCAACATATTTAATTTTGCATATGCCTTCGTCAGAAAGCAGCTTACGACCCTCAATGACAAACACTGGGCCGCCAGTATTACTAAACATATTGTCCTGCGGATACGACAATGTGCCGTTGCTAAACTCTAGCACGCGCAAGCAATATGGATTTGTTGGAAGTGCGTACTGATTTGCATAACCAAATGCAGGCGCTTCGCTTTCTTTTGCAAGCTCAGTTCTGCGGATCAAGCAGTTCCAAGGATGCGCTCGAAACACACTGTCGCGCACGCTATCATAACGCTGATTGATCAATCGCGCTGGCTTACTGTTTTCATCAAAGCTTGAGATATTATTGGCTCCCAAACTGTTCAGCGCGTAGTTGGCAATGTCAACCGTACTGGTCATCAGCTCTCTCCATGTAAAAGAGGGGGCGGCGAACCGCCCCGCCCTAATTAGTCAACCACATACATGATCGTCAGTTCAATAGTACCAGTGCCAGCAGCACCGCCCATTGTTACTGTGATTGCCACGCCATCCTCGTTTGTGTCTGTCTCTGAGCCTGAGCCTAGAGCTAGAGTAGCAAGAATGTCGTTCTTTGCCGCAGATGTTGACGCTGCCGCTGCTTTGTATGCTGCTGCTGACGCAGATACTGCTGTACCCGCCGCGTTTGTGTGTGCCGCATAACCTACAGACAATGTTGTTGATGCACCTAGCGCGTCATGCGCAAGAGTACCTGTCAACAAACGAGCGCCATCAGGCAAGACAAACATCTCGATAACGTCACCAGACGCTAGTGCAGATGCTTCGTATGTGCCATGAGCCACGCGGATACGACCGCCAAGCTCATTTGCTTTGTTCATCACGGCTGGGGTTGCGCGTGAGTTTGTGCGTTGTGCTGAATATACAGTAGCCATTTGTCAGTCTCCTTATGATTCGCTGCACGCGATTTCAACGACTTTGGCTTCTTCCATACGTGTCGCACCTACTGATTGACAGTAGTAAACTTGCGTTGCGTATGACTTGTCAGCACGTTCATCAATGCGTGCCGCTGGCTCTTTGCCAACTGCAAGCTTGATGCCGTCACCAGCAAACGCGATAACCTGGCGGTCACCTGATCCGTCTGTTGTTAGACGGTTGCTTACATGGAATTGGAAGCCGACGAATGTGTTGATTTCACCCATCGCCAACGCTTTGACAGTGTTATAGTCGCTAGATGTTACAGTCGTGTTGTTCAACAGATCAGAGATTTGCTTTGGCGCACAAACGATGTGACGAGCGATTGACGGATCAACGTTGCCCTCGTCCAAGATTTGCTTTGCCTCAACCAACTTCGCAATTGTCAAACCAGATGATGCAACTGCAATTTTCTGATCTGATGGTAGCGCTGTTGATGTTGAACCCTCTTTACCTGTGTACGCTGTACCTAGAGCAGCAGCAATGATGACATCATCCATTGCGCGACCCATAGCAGCAGCAGCAGCACGGCTGTAGGTTGAAGTCGGATCAACAAGCAAACGCACTTTGTCTTGATCGTCAATCAAGTCTGCGTACTCGTAGTCAGACATAGTAACCATGCGGCGTGAGTGTGGTGTGTCCACAATAGGTGTGTCCGCGTGGCGTGATGTGCGTAGAACAGCAGCCGCTGATCCTACTTGGTCAAAGAAAGCTTTTTCGCCATTGACAGTTTCCGTATCTACCGCTGCACGCAACAGAGAACCCATCTGCTGTGATAGCATCTGGACGTTTGAGGAAAACTGATTGACAAAAGCTGTAGTGATTTGAGTAGACATTATGTCATCCCCTTACAGTTTCAGTTTACGATTTGCTGCGCTTGGTTATCCCTTGCGGGGCCGTGCTACTGCTTAGGGCAGCTACTCCACTTGGCTTACAAGTTTACACGCGGGCCTTTCGGTTATCCGCTACATATACTCCCTAAGTCGCAGAACTTCTGCAACGTAAGTGTCATGTTCTGGATGCATCTTATCAAAATAAGGGCCATCTCGTCTAGTCATCTCTGCAACTTGGCGTGATGCCTCTTCTGGTGTCATAATTAGCTCAGTTGGTTCACCCACCAAATTGTCTTCGCCAATCTGCTCTGCAAGCCGCGCAAACATACGAACAACGTCAGGGTGATCGCCAAGCATGCGTCCATCAGACAGCTGAACATTCTCAAACATTTCCATGCCTTCGTTGCCCAACAATGTCCGCGCAGCGCTCTGTGCAAGCCCCATACGCTGCTCAAACGCCTGACCGAACTCTTGCCGCAATTCTTGCTCTGCCGCAAACACAGCCTCTTCTGTGCGCGTCTGCGTGGCTGCCTGAGCGCTTTCTGATAGGTTATTAATAAACTGTTCTAGCTTTGCAACCTGTCGCGGCTGCAATCCAGCCTCAAACACTGTGTTGCGAAAGTTTGCAGCCTCCTCGTCAGACATAATTCCTGACACATCAAACTCGTAAGCATCTGCGCTGTCTGGGCGGCCCACTGCCGCATACCAATCATTGTACTGATCGTCAGTCCAGCTCTGCCCCGGCTTGGCAACTTTGTCAGCGCCAATCATGCGCTGGGCATTTACATAACTCTTTGCCAATGCTCCCGGATCAGTAAACGTGCGCAAGCTTGGCTCATTGCGCAAATCTTCTGGTAAACTATCTAAAAAGCTAACTGGTGCCGCTTCCGCTGCAACAGCCTCTTGAGATCCACTATCTTGGATTGCCTCTTCGCTCATACTTTATCCTTCTCTTCGGACAACATTCTGACGA